GAGCGCTATTTCGAGGATCGAAACGGCTTTCAGGGAAAGCAGCGAACGACTTTACGTGATGCACGTGCAAGCGGATATGCGTCCCGCAGCACTCACACACGCTGTCCTGAGCAACGCCACAGGCTTCACACTTGTTGCCGCGCAATTCGAGCGCATCCAGCTTCCACTGTTTGTACTCGCCCGTGGCTCGAAGTTGCAGATGGACCTGGTGAACGCCTCCCCTCCAATGGGGGTTCTTTTCACCGCGCCATCTGCCCTTCTGAACCTTGCTCAGATTTCGCTTGTGCTCTTTCGTGAATATGCGGCCGGGCTTTAAACGGTGTCCGCCGTTCTCATAATCACGAAGCTTGATGCCATGCTCTGTTAGGCGCTTCCACACGACAGTCTCGCCAACACCGAAGCGCTTGGCGATGTCTCGCATGCTCAGTTCCTGATAGAGCTTTTCAAGCTCGTCCCGTGGAGGATCAAACTCCCTAGGACATCCCCTTGACCTTCTCTCGATACCAGCCTGCTTCAATCGCTTGCGAACAAGCTCGGCACAGCAGCCGAGTTGCGCCGCGATCTTGGCCGTCGAATAGAAGGTATAAAGCTGTCTCAACTCCTCATCTGTTGCAGTGAGCTTACCCATCGTGCCAGTCCTCCAAACTCCAAGGGGACTGGACGATATCGGAGTTCTATCCGATATTCAACGTCTATCCGAAAGATCCTCGCGATTACCGATAGACTGGTAAGTAGCAAATACATCTGTTGGAACAGTCATGGTATTACTTCGTCCTTTTCAGGACCGGCCGTTCATCCTTGCTGCGATGACTGCTGCGCCATCGCGGAGGGAACCAGTGCGGTCCAATTGGCGTGTGAGGTCTTTGAACCGAGCCTCTTGAGCCTCTCCCCGATTAGGAGCGCTGCCCGGACGCTGGACAGGTGGAACAGGTGCGCGCGTTGGCTGCTTGGTGGCCTTCAGAGCCTTCTTGTACTGATTGCCGTACCATGCCATGAGTTGAAAGCGGTGGTCGTGGATCTGGATGGGAAGGAACTCGTTCGCGGCACGTGCAAGAAAGTCCTGCTCGAACCCGATCTCCTTCATAAAATCCATCATCTCGGCGACGAGGCCGGGATAGGCTTTTGGATCTTTCCATTCCGGGGCCATGTCGGCAAATTTCACTGCCTCCTCGGCCCTCCACGCCTCCGCGTTCTGCATGAACTGCTGCTGCTGCAATTGCTGCTGCTGGTACTGCTGGGTTTGCTGCGCCTGCAGTTCGGTGTTCGCATGCGTCAGCCGCTTGTAAGCCAAGTCCCACGCCTGATATTTCAGGGGATCGTTACGTTGCCATTCCTGTAGATCGTCCCAGGAGGGCGTTCCGAACTCCTTGCGATACTCGGCGTCCAGCAACAGCGCCTGCTGCGGCAGCGACTGCTCGTATTGCCATCGTGCCTGCGCTTGTGCCTGTTCCGCCTGCTGCGCCATGGCCTCGGCGGCCTTGCGTTGCTCGGCGGCTTCGTTCTGGCCGCGCCGCAATTCCAGCTCGCGTGTCCTGTCGAGCGCCAGGATGCGTTCCTGGGTGTCTCGGGGGAGGCTCGCAAAAGCTTCCTTGTCGGCTTTCGTCCATGACCTCGGGGCGTCGATGGGCTTCTGGGAAGGGTCGTCGCTACCGTCAGTCTCGCCGCTGGGCCTTTCGGGGGCGGCGTCAGCACCATCTGGTGCCGAAGGTTTATCCGTTTTACCGGAAATGAGGTCGGCCGCCTCGCGCGCGGTAATTGGCGCGTCGGAGGCAGGAGGAGATGGAGGAGAAGGCTCGGGAGCAGGCGCAACAGGTTCAGGGGCCGGCGCTCCCGCGTCGGGTTGGGTAGGCTCAGACATGAAGGGGCGTCCTTAAGTGCGCGAGAAGTCGTCGCGCTCGTCAGTTTCCATGCACTTCGGCTTCAGACGATACCGAAGCGCTTCGGCCGGGCAGCTATCTCGGCAATCTGCCGCTCCGCCAGCCGGCCATTGGCGGCGATGGCCTCAAGGTGGCCCTTCACCTTGCCGACGATCTGCACCGCCTGCCAGAGCTTCTCACGGCCGTCCGTGTCCCTGACCGGCGTCACCTTCCAGGCCGCGATGTAGGCTGCCTCGAGCTCCGCGAAGGCATCCTCGACGTGCTCGTTGGCGAGCAGCGCCCGCACCTGGGCCGCCGCTTCCATATCGCGCCGCAGGGCAAACTCGTCGTCTGCCATCAGCCAGGATCCCCGCCAAGCTGCACGCCGGACACACTGCCCCCGCCATTCGTGCCGCCCGGCGGCATCATCGTCTTGAGTTGCAGGCCAGCGAGCGCAAGCTCGCGCTTCAGTGCCAATTCTGCGACGAGCTGCTCACGCTTCAGCGCCAGCTCGGCGTCGATCTGCGCCCGCTTCAGGTCCGCGCCGGCCGCCATCTGCTCACGCTGCAATTGCGCATCGAGCAGGAACTTCTCACGCTGCAATCCGGCGTCCTGCTGCGCCTTCTGCTGCTGCATGGCCATGTCAGCCTGGGCCTGGCCCTGCTTCATCTGCGCGTCGGCCATCGAGGCCTGCTGGCGCATCTGCATGTCCTGCTGCTTGAGCTGCATCTCCGCCATGCCTTTCTTTTCCTCGGGAGAAGGCTCAGGAGGCTGCGGAGGCGTCTTGCTCGGATCGGTGAAATACGGATCGGGCGAGTTCAGCCCGGCCTTGCGGGTGAGCTGCTTGACCGTGTTGTAGACCTGCTGCGGCCCGGCGAGCCCGGTCATCTTCGGGCTCGTCATGGCATTGCCCTGGATCTGCATGATCTCCCGCAGCACCATGATTTCCTGGCTCTTGTCGCCGCTGCCGAGCCCGACATTGATCGTCAGATCGTTGCGCTCCCGCCATTCCTGCGCGTCTACCTTCACCCATTGGCCGCGCAGCTTGACTGTTTCCGCCTCGCTGGCGTTCTGCCGGATCGTGGCGTGTAACAACCAGAACATCTCGCGAATGCCGGTCTCTGCAAAGATGCGAGCGATCAACTTCATCTTCGCGCGAGCTGCATTCTGGGCATCGAGCACGGCCCGCTCGCCAATGTTCTGCAAGGCGTTGGGATCGAGGCCCTGCCCCTGCCTGGTGACGCCCGTGCGCCACTCCCGCAGCGTGTCCATGTATTCCAGCATCGGGAAGACGAAGCTGCCGATCGGCTGGTTCGGGACGGGTGCGACCGAGCCAATGCGACGGGTGCGGATGATGCCGCCGACGCGGTTGCTCAAGACATCGTCGATCGTGTCCTTCGTCGCCCCGTCCTCGGCCACTTCGAGGCGCTGATTGTTGGAGAAATAAACGTTGTCGAGCAATTGCCGGAGTAACGCCGTCTTGATCCTCTGGATGTCCATGACGAGGTCGGCAACGCTCGTGCCGTAGAAGCGGTGCGGATTGATGAAAGGCGTCATGGCGGCAAAGCGGACCATGTCCGGCACGATCTCTACCTTGCCGTTCCGCTTCAGGATCTCCGAGCCCGAGCCGCCCGTCGTCACCCGGTAGCGGCGCGGCTTGCCGTCGCCCTCGTAGTCCATCATCACGTAGTGTTCGGTGACGCGAATCTGCCGGTTGGCCTTGTTCAGCCCTTCCGACCCCGACAGCGCATTGTCATCGACCGTGTCGCGGGCAATCTCCTCCGTCGTGCCGTCGCCGGCATAGTCGGGCAGCGCCTTGACCTGCTCCTTGTCATAGCCGGCCGCGAGCAGCTCGGCCTCCGTCTTCCTGACTTCGTGGTAGCAATAGTCGCAGTCGCGCAGCATGACGGAGCGCTGCCGCCGCGAGATGCCAAACTCCTCCGGCGGCACGTTCTCGACTCTGGCGCAGCCGTATTTTCGGATGCGGCTGATCTTCACGTCGTGCACCGTCTCCGGCATCGGCGGAGGAGCTGGCGGCATTGGAGGTGGGCCAGGAGGCCCCTGCATGCCCGCTGGAGGCGGTGGAGCGCCCGGAGGCTGCGGAGGGCCGGGAGGACGCATTGGCCCTCCTGGCGGCATCCCTAGCGGCCCTGGCGGGCCTCCCGGGGGCGGCCCAGCCCCAGGAGGTGCCATAGGCATGGGCATTGCGCCGGGAGGCCCAGGAAGCGGCATGGGAAAGGGAGGCAGGGCCATCAGTAAGCGGCCTGCTGCTCGTCACGCGGCTGCTGGCCGGGAATGCCCTGCCGCTCAGTATGCTCGATGATGTCGATGTCCTTCGCCTGCTTCAGCATCCCGTAGGCAGCCTCCGGCAGGCCCCAGAAACTCTCCTCAATGCATTCTTCCTTGTCTTCCCAATAGACCTTCACGATGGCTACCTTCGACAGCAGCGCGTCCTTCACGAAGGTATAGTCGATGAGAAACCCATTGTTCTTTTGGGTGAATACATAGTTCACATAGTCGGTTTCCTGCTGCGCCGCCTCTTCATCCTCCGCGCCTGTCGGGACGAACTCCACCACGTCGTCGCCGCCGTGCAGCACCTCCATCATCGACGGCATCAGACCCTCGACGGCATCCGCCACGTCGCTGCTGACTGCCTTGGAGCGATCGGCAGGAGCGGGCATGTCGCGCGCCATGTCGCCCTGGTAGTAGTCGAGCGCCCGCGCCCGCTCCTCGGAGAGCTTGCTGCTCTCGGCCGCCGACAGCGCGTCGGACTTCTCGCCCTTGAGGATGGCCTGCACCTCAGAGGTCGTCAGCTTCGGCATCAGCTATTCCTTGCTTGGGTGGCAGTGGTGACGGGATGCCAGCCCGCTAAAGCCGGAGGCTTGAGGGCTACGACTGGAAGGCCGCGCCAGCTTCACCAAGCTTCGGCAGAAGCTTCTACCAGGAGACCCTGCGCCACAGCCCCCAGCGCGCCGGCCAGTAGCGGCTCATGCGCTGGCAGACGCAGCGGCTAGCGCCCCGCTTTTTTCGTGGCATAATGGCCCCCATGAGCGGACACCTCACGCCGAACCAAGCGCTTCGCCTTGCCATCATGCAGCTCGAAGTATCCGCCTGGCAGGACGGACGCGATTGCGAAGAGGGCTGCCCTGACATGTCGGCCCGAACCGAACGCTACCGAGACGAGATAATGGCGTTTATCGATGACATGGTCGCCGGCATTGATCCGATGCCGGGATGGCGCGCACGAAAGATCGCCAGCGGCGAATGGAATAAATGACGACCGCTCACGACCGCGACTACCAGCGCAAACTAATCACCGAGATCAAGCGCCTGACCTATCTCCTCAATCAGCGTCCT